CCTAAATATCTGCTGCTTTACTAGCTCTGCGAACACGTTTCCGCATTGGTTTCTTTCGTGGAGTAGTTACTGTTGTAGTGGAATGGCCTCCACCTTTAACTACTTCCGCCAATCTATCCCAATCAGGATGGATTGAG